TATTGAGCTGCTGTAACAGTAAATATTTGAGACCTTGAAATTGCCAAAGTAGCATTGTTCTGGTGTAAAGCAGATTTAATGGCAGAATTTGCAATAGCAGTTCCGTTTATACTTGGCCAAAAAGTAAAGTTAACAGTGCTGGCGGAAGATGAAAAAAGTTGCGCGGCAAATGTCACAATATATTCGCCAGCCTCCTCAAATACAATGCGAGTGGTTGGACTACCCAAACTAATTTTACTATTACCAGAAGGGCTATCATATGTAATTTTATAATTTGTATTAGCTGCGGAAGCTGTCACGTCTGACGTTTTAAATAAATTAGCGTGGCCACCTTCCAAAACAAGTTGCCGCCATTCCGCATTTCTACTGATTATTGGGTATTGGTAGACATCATCCCAAAGTAACACACCATTTTCATTAGAAGTCTCTCCAGCAATTCTAAATTTTAAACCAATATTACGACCTAAAAACGCTGTAAGCTGCCTAGCCCAAACCGCTAGATCTGGGCCAACTTGTGGAAATCCTCTACCACTCATCGTTTACTGCCTTGTGAAGCCTCAACTCGCATAGTTCCAACTTGCCAATCGCTTGTCCCACCTATCACTCGCATTTTTACCTGGCGACCTGTAAACCTAACAGCAGTGGGATTACTCATAGTAAAGGGACCGTGGGTTGTTTCAGTAGCTGTGGGATATAATCTACTTTTAAATTTAACTGTTACGTCACCTAATGTTTTTTCATCGGGTATTAACCTAGTTATTACTGCTAAGTTATCACCGTTACCTACCTCAATAGGTCCAGTTTCGGCAAATACTTCTGCGCTATCGTAATCTATGCCAACCTCGTGCTCGTATACATATGATGTTGGTGACACCATGATAGGTAGCGTAAACACACCAGTATCGGTTGCAGCGGTTCTCGCTAAATTACCAGTCGCCCAAGTGTTTGATCGGTAACTCCACAGCACGTACCTATCGTTCTCACTTGATGCATCCGATGGGTAGAACCACCACACTTCGCCAAACTCTGCATTGTGGTGGGCATTAATTTTAGCCATCTGGCCACGGTTAATTGCTCCGTATATATATTCTGCGACTGGACACTCTAAAGACTGAACTGAGCCATTGTACGTCCAAAATCCGTCACGGCCCATCCAGACAGCTCCAATGTCTATTTGAGCAATTGCGCCAGGTGCCGCTAAACCGCACCCAGAACCAACTCTATCAAATCGAAACACAAAGGGAGGGCCAGTATATAAAGCTAAATGCGCGTCCGTGTCTGTGAGAAATAACGTACCATTTGAAACACGTATTCCAGTTAATAGCTTTCCGTCAGTCTGTAATAACTGCGAGCCTGCTTGGTTTGTGCCAGCCGGGGACCACAGCGTATTATTTTCTTGGTCGCACCAACTAATTTTACGTGGGTTTCCGTTAGACCCAACTGCAAATAAAAATCTTTCCTCAGAAACCACTAAAGCTTTACAGTTTGTGGGTGCGTTTGCTATTACAGGAGCTGGTAAAGTGCTGACATTTAGCTGCCATTCATATAATTTACCGTCATCTGGCGACACTCCAACTAAATATTCGCCCCAGTTATCCAGGCTCCATACGGTAGCTTCGAGCGTCAATGCTGAATTACCTTCAGATCGAGGAGTCCCGTATTCCTGCTCTCCGTAATCTTCTGTACCCCAGCCAACGGCCCCTGCGGTGTCTGCTCTTCCAACAGATAAACCTGTGGGCGTTATATCATACAATGTTCCGTTTGCATTTATAGCGTATAATTTTGTTTCAGTTCCGATGGCTATCCACCCGGAGCTGTCATTAGCTCTCCAAGTTTTTATGGCTCTAGCCTTACCCGTTAATTGCGTTGCTATTCTTAATCGCCATCCGCCAACAGCTTGCAAAACGCTATTGTAAAACCTGACCAGTGACATATCTCTCCAGCGTCCACCTGTTTGGTATTCGGTTCCGTTTCGAAACGATCCTGGGGGGACATTTAAAGGGATAAGAGCCATTTTTTAAGTCTTCATAATGTAACATAAAGCGTAATACGGTGGTAGTTTATCAACTGCTGTGCCACTTCCCGTTGCAGCTGTATTTCCAGAAACAACGTGTTGGTGTGCAGATTCAGCGGCGACAGTAACTGTGTGACTGTGCGCTCCATCCGATGATACAGTTTTAGAAGCACTGTCGCCCCCAGTGTTACCATTGTTGTGATCATCGACATCAAAAGAGTTACTGTCAGACCCTGGTGAACCTGAGACATTAAAAGAGTGAGTATGAGCACCAGTCTCATTAGTAGACGCGGTGTGCGTGTGACTTGTGGCTTGCGACGTAATGTTAACAGCGTGCGCGTGGCTTGGTAAGTTTGCTTCCGCCAATGTTACAGTAGTAGCACCTCCGCTATCTGCTGGTGCATATGTTGATCCAGCACCAACAACAAATGTATTACGTAAATCTGGAGAACCGCCAGAACCGTTGCAAAGTATAAATCCAGTAGGTATTGCCGATACAGCTCCAGACCATAATATAATAGCACCAACTGGTAGTTTATAATCTGAAACTAATTTTAATTGTGCGTCTAAAGTATCTAAATCAGTATTAAGTTTCGCTCCCCAGCTATTTGCGGAAGCCCCCACTTCTGGTTTTACTAATCCGTAATTCGTTGTGGTTGTGTCTGCCATGACTAAAATCCCTTAATTTTGTACATTCTATCAATTAATTATTGATCCGTCCACACTCCATTTGTTGGTGTCTTATCTGTCCATATTTTTGTTGTGCTACTTTGGTCTACCCAAGTGCCACTAGACGGTATTTCTGGCTCCCAAAAAAGACGCGCATTAGCTGTGAAATCTAAAGCTGTTTCTATTTTAGCATTAAAATTTCTTGTGGCCCCGGCGGATGCTGTGAAAGTTAATTCCGTATTAATAGACGCTTCCGCATTTCGTTTTCTATTAACATCCGCTACCATATTTAAGACTAATGCTATTGCCGATGCTACATCTTTAATAGTTTGAGCACTTGCCGTGAATGTTAACGCTGCGGCAATTGATGCCGATGCATCTCTATCTCGTTGTGCTGTCGCTGCCATTGCCAGAGATGTGGGGATTGTGGCGGAGGCACTTATAACTGCATTTGCATTTGACGTAAAAGTTAATGCGGTTGGGATTGTGGCAACAATATTCGTGGCATCAAAATCAGCGTAACCAGCAACCCAGTAATCAGGTGTTACATAATACGCTTGGGGCATCTACTCAGCCGCCTCAATTTTGTCTTCCGTAATAGCATCTAATGAGGCTGTAAGCATGTTTACAAATGCATCTTTTCCGACTTTCAATTGATCTAAGTTGAACTGAGCAGAGGCCATTTTTCTATCCAAATCTGTGCAGTGGTTTACCATTAGCTTTTGGTCATTGGTTAAATCATCAGCATTATATTCTTTGTCGTTAATCGTAATGACTTGTGTTTTTTTCTCGGTCATTGTGATCTCCTTTGTTGGTTAAGTTAATTTATTACCAAGGTACTCCTGTACCTGTAGTTGGGGTTTTTAGTTCTGCAATTTGCGCGGCAATGCCAGCCTCTATTGCAGTCTTGTCTAACTGAGCTTGCGCCCACGCTATACAATTCGCCTCTGTTACTGAGTCATACGCAATAAAATCACTAGCAGTTGAGTCAGGGCTGTGTCCTGTAGAGCCGTATGCTCCAGCATTATGGGAACCCTCAACTCCATTGCACCGCCAGTGTATAGCATTTATACCACCTGTTGATATTGCTCTATCTACCTGTGAGATTGACCATGTGTATGTTACTGCCATTTGTTTATTTCCTTCTTTATTTAAAGTTATGCTTCAAGAGCGGTTATACGAGCTTCAAGTTCTTGTATTGTTTTGACGAGTAGTGGCACGAGTTTTGAGTGATCCATGTGTTGGTAGTCAGGCCGTACTGCTTCCTTAACATCACCAACATTTTTTCCATCAGGTAACTCATCATCTTCAACATAAAGCACTTCTTCTTTCATAGCATCTTTAGTACCTACGACTGCATTAGGAACTACTGACGAAACTTCGTGCGCTAAGAAACCATCTACGAGTGTATTTGTATCGTCAGCTATAAAATTAAATCTTGCTGGTTTTAGTTGCTTGAGTCTCGTTGTTGCATCCCAAGTATAATCTACGTTTTCTTTTAGGCGATAGTCTGAAGATGTAGCATATTGTGTTGCTGAACTAGTTATATTTATAGATCCAACAACAGAGCTTTGTTGATGCACAAACCCCATACATTGACCACCAGATTGATTAACAGTTGAAATAAACACGCCTTGCGCCCCAGAAAACACAAAACTTGCCATTGCCCCACCACCATTTAAAGGTGATGTAGTACCCATTGTAAATCTTTTACCTGAGCCATTTGCGCTAATACGCATAACTTCTCCGCCATTTTGATAAAATGATACGGGGTGATTTGTGCTTGAACCTATACGGACATCACTATCTTGTACTGTCTGTATAAATGCTTTTGTGCTTTCACTGTTAGATTTAACTTGAAAGT